TTCAAGCGTGTCAGCGGCGGCCACGGCGGGGTCGAGAATGTTGAGGAAGCCGTTGCCAATCTTGCGAGCCAGCACCTGAGTCTGCGATTCAAGCGTGTCAGCGGCGGCCACGGCGGGGTCGAGAATGTTGAGGAAGCCGTTGCCAATCTTTCTGCCAAGTGCCTGCTGCCCTGATTGGACGGATTCCCCGAAAACGCGGCTGGTCAGTCTGTCAAGAACATCGTTTAATTGATTGGCGTTGCCAGTGCCAGCCGCAACTGAATCGGCAACGCTCGCTGCGATTCCAGCTAGGCCACGAAGCGCTCCCTGTGCCGCCATCGGGAGTTTTTCGTAGGCCGCAGAAAGCTGTTTTGCCCTGTCTAGCGACTGTTGCTCCGCCCCGCCTGCCGAAGTGCCGAAAAGCCCCAGGCCAGCACGCTCTGGCGGCGCAGACTTTAGCGTAAAGTCTCTGGTTGCCGCAGCGGCTCGCCGCCTCGCAGCGTCTTCGGAGTCCTTGATCGACTGAGTCAGTGAGGCCCACGCATTGGTTTCGCGGTTCAGCGCGGCGACCTTCGCGTCCACTTGCGACTGAAGGACAGCGATCGTGCCACGAGATTGCCCGCCCGCCTCCGCCGCCCTCAACTGAGCGATCAGCGGAGCAACCTCTTCAGCGGCTGCCTTTGCCGCCGCCTGAAGCTGGGCCAGTTCCCGTGAGTTGGCCGCAATCCCCTCCGGCGAGATTCCGCCCAGATCCATCTTGCCGGCACGCACCAGCGCCGCCTGTGCCAACGGCTGCTGCACCTCAAGTTCGCGGCCAGATCGCATTTTCATCGCCAAGGCGTCCGCTTCGCCCATCTCCTTGATGGCTGCTGTGACGCTGCGCACCTGTCGCCCCAGAGCCGCAAAGCGCTCTTCGCCGATCGTCGCGCCCGCTTTGATGTCCAGTTCTAGCTGCTGAACCTCGTTTTGCGCCTTGCCAAGGGTCGCGATGAACGACGCCTGAACGCCGAACGACAACTTTGAGAACTCGGCCTGCGCTGCGGCCAGCGGCTTGGCGATCTGTTCGCTCGCCGAATACAGTTGCCGCATCTTGAGCAGAGTTTCGTCAAGGCTTTGCTCGCCCGTCACCTTCATGGCGACGTTGATTTGCTCTTCGCTGATCTTCCCCAGTTTCGCGACGAGGCTGTTCAATTCCTCGTCGCTCACCTTCATGCGAATGAGCGTGTCGCCTTCGCGAAACGGCCCCATGGCCGACTGAAGTTCCTTGAGTTTTTCGATACCGCCGACTTCGGCGATGATCCGCATGTCGCGGTTGCTGAACTCGCGGAGGGACTCACGGAGGTCGTCCAGTTTCTCAAAGCCGGTCTGCTTCAAGACGACAGAAACCTGCTGGGAGTTGAGTTGCCCCAGCCGCTCCTTCAACTGCTCAACAGTGCGGATGGCCCCCGAAAAACCCTTGAAGGACAACTGCATCGACGAGGCGGCCTTTAGGGAAGCCTCGAATTGCTGGAGCGGCGTCAAAATGCCCTTGAACGACTTCGCCGCATCGGCCGTGGCCCGCTTGATGTTGCTCTCGACGGCCGTCGCGAACTTCTTGGTGTCCGCAGCGGCCTCGTTCATCTTCCGCTGAAAATCAGCGGTGTTCGCTGAGACGATCGCCGAGATTTTGCCGAGGTAGCCAGACATCTATCTCATCCTTGAGTCGGAGCATCGGGCGGCAGGGGCTTCCAAAGTTCCGCAAGGCTGCGAACCTCGTCGGCCGTGGCGATCAGCCGTTGGCTGAAGTCACTGGTGTTCGCAGTGACGATCGCCGAGATTTTGCCGAGGTATCCAGCCATCTAGCTCATCCTTGAATCGGCACGCTTGGAGGCATGAGCTTTTGCAGCTCTGCGATCATTTGGATGCTGCTCTGCTCTGGCTTGACAGCGCTCGGAATGAATGCCGACTCGTCCGGTATGTCGTTCTTTCGATAGTTTCCGCTGGCCGCCATGATGATCCGGCAAAGCCTTGCCGTTTGCCCCCAGGGGTCGGGGAGCGGCCACCTTCTGTCGAACGCAGCCCACTCCGCCAACTCCTCGGAGTCGAATTCTCGCAGCAGCCGTTTGACCGACATCCCCATGCACAGCGCAAGTCTCAAATAGAACTTGCGCTCGGGTCTGTCGATCAGTCTTTTCCCAGGGCTTCGACGTCCTCCTCGCGGAATGCGTTGAGCTTCCAGCCCGCCTCGAAGAGCCGGTTGATCACGACCGCCGACTTCGTGCCGAGTTCCGTGATCTCGCCCTCGCTGAAGAGCCGATCACCCTTCTCGTCACAGAGCGCGAGCACCAGGAACCGCAGGCGAAACGCCTTCAGCTTCTGGTCTGCGTAGGACTCCTCGAACGCCTCGCGGTCGGTGCCGCTCAAGACCTTGAGGAACACCGAACCGCCCCACTCAGGGACGGCGATCTCCTGCAACTTGACATCATCAGCCGCCAGAATCTTCGCCTTGTTCAACGCCATAAAGAAGTAACCTCTAAAAAGAAGCCATCCGTGAAAAAGTTGCTCCTGCCTTGAGCTTTATCCGCTATAGTCCGTAGTCGTAAGCGAAATCCGTACTCTCAGCAATTCTCCGACTTTGGCTTCAACGCTAGCGGAGTCGCACACGCAAAGAACAGAAACGCTGCCGCCGGGTGTCGAGAATGACGCATTTCCACTCGAGCCAGCGAGCGACTTTGGATCACTAAAACCAAGGCCATCAATCACGATCCGCCCAGGTGACGAATACGCGCCGGTCCAAACCATTGCGTTTGTTGAATTACTATCGCCTTTGGAGGTCATATCAACGATCTCCGGGTGCGGCGATTCGACGGTCACAGATGTAACCGTGTAATGTGTTCCTTTAAAAGAAAACGCAGCTCCCTGTGAAAGAAGCGCCATTTTTCACTAACCCATCGGGATTCGAAAGGTGGCTTGATATTTGACTACATCGCCGACGGCTGCGTTTATAACGCAAGACAGACAAGTGGCGGCGGTCGCAGAGAAGGAGGCTGCTCCACTTAGCGAAATCGCGCCGCTTGACCCTACCGGCACGGAGCTGCCGCCGAGGTACTCAATATCAACCTGGGCGCTACCGTCTATGACGTTAGGCTTAAACCCAAAAACGTATGGCTCTGGGTCGTCAATCGGTGTGCCGAGATGCGCCGTTGAAATCCTGTTGCGGCTTTGGCCGGCCCACTGCTGGTTTACAGTAACCCGCGTGACTTCACTAACCGACCCGCCGCCAAAAGAAAATGTCGTCCCCTGCGAAATAGACGCCATTTTTCCCTCTTAAAAAACTAGGCCACCTTGAACGTGAGCGAACCCTTGATGAGGTCGCCGACTGAGCCGCCGATGCTCGAGGACTGGATCGTCGCGTTGCCGCTGAACGACATCGGGCCGGTGATCGCCAGCGCGCCGCTTGTGCCTGCGTTGAGCACCGTGGTGTAGATGGCATCGACCGTGACCTCGCGGTTCGTCGCGAACCCGCCAACCCACTCACGACGGCCCGACGGGGCAATTGCCAGATGGCTACCGTCGATCAAATCCTGTTGGTCGCTGACCTGAACCGAGGTGACCGTGAGGGCGGAACCACCGAAGGTGAAGGTGAGTCCTTGTGCGGAAATGCCAGCCATTTGTTGCGCCTCCTTGCGCTCGTGAATGTATTACCCGGTAGCCTCAGACCACCGGATTTGGTAAAGCTGCCGAACTTCGTAAGCGGGCGGGAGTTGTGCTCCCACGGCCGTCGGATCGATGAAGTCATCGGTTTCCGAAACGAGCCGCATATCACTGATTGTAACCCCCGCCAGCGTGCCGGTGTGACCATCCAGCGCGATCCGAACCTCGTCGGCCAGCTCTCTCGCTGGATCGTAGGTCGTCGCCCACGATGCAATCTGGAGATGCACGACCGGCTGGAACATCGGCCCCGTCAAGTGGCTTTCGCGGGTGATGTTCTGTCGCTTGTAGACGCAGAACGGCAACGTGGCCGTCTTCGGCACGGCGACGGCATAGATGTTGAATCCCGTGAGTCGGACGACGCCGGGGGTCGTCGCGAGACGCAGGAAGACGTGTCTTTCAGGAGTAACGAGCATCATGTTTTCATCAACTCCCGCTCCAGCCCGGCCTTCAGCGCCTCAAGCACCTGACCAGCCGTGCCGTCAATTGTCTTCTGCATGAGTTTCAAGGGCTTCATCGGGGCGATGGTTTCGCCGGGGCGCAGGGTGATCGGGTGCTGCTTGCCGCTTCGGCCATCTTTGCCAAGCATGAAATCACGAGAATACCCCGCCCTGCCGCTGCCTTGCCGGCTGGGCTCATTGATGCTTCCCATGAGGAAGTAATAGCCGCGACCCATCGCCTCAAATTGGCTGTTGTTAAATGAACCTTTGCGGCTCATCTTTCCGTTGATCGCCTGATGGACGTTGATGTAGGCCCGCCGGCCCTGCGAGCCGGGCTTTCGACGGCTAGTGCCGAATTCCACGAGCCAGGCATGATTGCCGGAGCGAGCGTCGTCCGTTGAGCCGACGGAGCCGGTCTGTCGGGGGCCGACGACTGCAATGACGCCGCCGTCGGCGTAAGCCTTTATTTCGTGGGTAACGCTCGCCGCCAAATTGCCGGTGGCGGTGTGGTTTCGGGCCAGCTCGGCGTACTTTTTCTCAATCGGCATGGCCGCCCGCTTGACGATCTTCTTGAGGATCGGCGCGGTTGCAGAGCCGGCCCGACGCCGCAGTTCAGCGACGAGGTCGCGGACGCCGGCCGTGCGGATCGTGACGAACTGGTTCGCCGACTCAATGCCGGTGCTGCCGCCGATGTCGCGTGCTTCGCCGATGCCCTGCGACAGCTCAAGATTGCCGAGGCCAAGGCGTTCGTTGAATGCCATCACTCCACCTCTTTCGCCATGATCTCGTGGACCGTGCGGACCTCTCGCTCCATGAGGCTCGCTATCTCCATTGTGCGATCCCGCCACACCAGACGGTGCTGATGCGTGATGCCGGGGAAGAATCGCATCCGAATCTTGTGCGTGATGATCGCGTTGGCCTGCTGGGCCTGGAGCGTCTCGCGGCTGGACAGACCCTGCACGCTCGCCCACACGGTGCCGACGTCCTCCCAGGCCGTTGTCGCCTCGCCAAACGGCGACTGCTCTGTCACGGGAGCCATGACAGTCACCCGCTCGCGCATGAGGCCGGAAACGATCATTTACCCCACCCAGAGGACAGAATATGAGCCGCTGCCGGACGGCGAGGCCACCGTGATCGTCGCGGTGGTCGGCAGGACGGTTACACGGTCGGGCGAGACGTTGATGGCGCCGGCCAATCGCAGGGGAGTTGTGCCGGTGTTCTTGATCACTAGCGTAGACAGACTGGTCGGGCCGGAGATCGACACGGCCGACGTGCCGACGGTGGCCGTAATCGCCTGCGCGACGAGTGGTGACGACGCCAAGTGGTCGGAAAGCGACCCAACGGTCAGCGAGGTCGTGGTCTGGTCTTGGTAGACCGCGTCGATGTCGATGCGAGCGCGAATGGTCATCGGTAAACCCCCAGGCCGGACGCGGCCAGTAGCGTGTCGAACATATAGGGCGTCGAGGTCATGGCACCCGGCACGGCCGGTTGTCTCGTGTCGTACCAATGGGCCACGAGCGCGAGAATCAGATGCTTGGCCGTCGGTGGGCAGCTCGAGCCGTCGGGGCCATAGCCGGCCGAGTACCTGACAACGACGGAGTTCTCGTCGCCTCGAGTCGGCGGCCACGACTGCGCCCACTGTGGGTAGATGCGGCCGGGAAGCACGCGGTAGTCAACTTGGAAGTCGCTGTTTGTGCTCGTCAGCGTGCCGTAGGTGCCGTCGCCGTTGCGGTACGTCACCGTCACGGTGCCGTCGGCCATCGGCATCTGCGGGAGGATGATCGCCCAGATCGGAAAGAGATCGTAGCGGGCCTCCCAGACGGTGGTGAGGAGCGTGATCTCAAGCACGTCCTCGACGTACTGCCGCGCCACCGCGATCAGGCTCTGGATGTAGGCGTCATCGACGTCGGTATCGACGCGGCACTGTGTCTTGACGAGAGACAGCGATACCGGCTCCACCGCCGGATTCGTGATCCTGACGAGGCTGCGGTACGGCGTGATCGTGGATGTCGGCCCCTGCGGCGTGCCGAAAACGATTGTGTCCATTACTTCTTCTTCCTGTGCTTCGGAGAAGCGTCGGCCCGCTCCACTTCGCGGTGCTCGACGGCTTCCTCGACTTCCGTGTCTTGAACTTCCTCAATCAGCCCGCGCCGCACGAGGATGTCGCACATCCCCCCAGGCCAGTCACTGAAGACCTGCCCGCGCTCGTAGCAACTGAAGTTGTGGAGAACGCGGATTTTCACGTCACCTGCCCCCATGCGGCCTTCGGCGCGTTCTGGCCGTTCGTCCAATACTCCGTCGTGTGCTGCTGAATCTTGCCGCCCTCGACCTCGCGGCTGGGCCAGGTGACCATCAGCTCGGCGTGTCCGACGCTGATATGCGTGGCGATGCCCAGCGTATTGCCGGCCTTCGCCCACCCGCGCCAGAAGCCGATGTCGGAGTCCTGATGGCCGCCGCTGAATTCGCCGGCCTCGTTCGCCAACTCGACAAACCACGGCTTCGGCATCTTCTTGAGGGCTTCGGTGCGAAGGAACGTCAGGCCGAAGTGGGCCGTCTCGACCTTCTGCACCGGCTTGGAAAACCAGTCGCTTTCGACGGTTGTCTTGTCCTCGGGCGTGTTGCCGGGAAGGGCGAACATCACCGCGTTGCTCTCCCGCTTCGTCTGGAGCGGGGCGATGGCGTCCATGCCACTGTAGAGCATCAAGGCAAGGAGGGCTTCGACGGTCTTCGCGTTGAATACGGAATCGTAATCAATCGTGAGGATCACGTCGTGCGTGTCGATGACGCTTTCCATCGCACGCTGGAGGCATTGGCCCCAGAAAGCGCCGGTCACCTTCATCGGCGCAATGCCGTGAGGCGAGAGGGCGGAGGCCACGCAAAAGAAGTTATCCGTGAATCCCAGCCGCGGCGTGGACATCACTGCCGCGACCTTCACATCCGCTTCGACGTTGCCGACACGCAGTTGCACGTTTCGCTCCTTGGTTGGAGCGGGCGCGCTTCCTTGCGCCTTCATCGGCCGTCGTGGCCGTCCCGCGTATGAATGCTCCGGCGGCAGCGAAACCCGCTGCCGCCGGAGTTATTTCGGGATCAGCCCTTGACCCAGCCGATGACGCCCGCTTCGGACGCGGTCGCGGGGGCGACCTCGCCGCGGCCCAGGCGAGCCGACACCACCGTGTTGACGCTCACGGCGGGGGTCGCGGTCACCTTCAGGTAGCGAGACTTCGACTTGGAGTCGATGTCCAGCTTCACGATCGCGGCGTTGGCCGTGTCCGACACAGCGGGGATCGTGAAGTCGGTGCCGCCGGTCATGCCGGAGACAGCCGAGTAGGTCGAGTTGTCGTCGGACTGCTCGACCTTGAGGACGCTCGCGAACACCGTCGAGGCGTTGCTCGCCCGAAGGGCCGTCACGCTGACGTAGTCGTAGCCCAGCGTGTCGATCGTCAGGGTGACCGCACTGGTTCCGACCGCAGTCGGAACCGCAGCGACCACCTTCTCCATCTGCGAATGAATCATGGTTCTAGGTACTCCTTGTTGGTTTCAGGTTCACGAGGCCGCGGTCTTGAGGGCGATCACCGGGCCGGGGGTCGAGTTGTCTCCCAGCGAGTGATGGACGATATCGAACCTCATGGTTCCCTGGAGCAAGAGCTGGTCCGTGGTGGCGTACACCTGGTCGTACATCCGCACCGAGAAGTCCCGGCGACGGGCGTAGATGCTGGACAGGCCGAGGTTTGCGAAGAGCACCTTCACCTTGCTGGCGTCTGCACCGAGCGTGGTGTCCATGACGTGAACGAGGTTCACCGGATAGCCGAGGAACTGCTCGCTGACGCCACCACCGATCTGCTCGACGGCGTTACCGCCGGCCGCGTAGCGGAGGCGGGCCATCGAGGCAGCGAAGCCGGCCGGCGAGATGTACCACGCAGCACCCTGACGGGCGTAGAGCGGCATCTTGCCGATGGTCTTGATGAAGTCGGTGATCGTCAGCGTCTCGAAACCCGTCGCACCCGTGCTGGCCGTCAGAACGCTGGCCGTGTGGGTGCCGTCGTTGACCTTCGTCACCACGCCGCCGATGCCGCCGTAGGTCGAGGTGCCGTCACCGAGCCAGCCGCACAAGTCCTGCTTGTAGGCCAGGCTCGTCGCGAACTCCGTCGCAACTGCGTCGGCGATCGAGACGAGTGCGTCTTCGACCACTTCCGAAGAGAACCGCGTTCCGCAGGCCAGCTTCTTGGCGATGAGCTGGACGTTGGTGTAGGTCGGCTCGCTCTCGGTCACCGCCGTGCCTTCGCCCACGAAGTAGGCCGTGGTGCCGGTGACACGCTTCGGGATGATCATCGTGTCGCGGGTCATCGTCACCTTCTCGACGTTGCTCGCCGCAAAGGTGCCGTAGTTTTCCACGAGACGAATCACGCGGGCCGCGAACTCTTCCGGCACCAGGGCGCCGCCGGCCGAGTTGCTGTTCTCGCCGAGGGCGCGGGCCTCGACGCCGTGATCCTTGCACCACCGGAGGTCGTCGGCGTTCTTGAAGACGTGAGCACGCAGCCACCGACCGCAGCGGTAGGCGCTCTCGACGGCCTCGGGGCCGTCGTTGAACGCGCGGAGCTGGGTGTGGTGGAGGCTGTTGATCGCCCGAATCTCGACCTTCTTCTCCTCGGCCTTGGGCGCCTCGACGGCGGGGGCGGGAGCCGGGGCGGCCTTCTCGACCACCGCACGCAGCTCGGCTTCCTTCGTCGCGATCCGCTCCTCGAACTCGAGGGAGGTCTTCAGCTCGTCGGCCTGGGTGCCGAGGGAGACGAGTTCCTTGGTTTGCTCTTCCGAACGCTCCTGCACGGAGGCCAGTTCGGTCATCCGGGCGGCGACGGCCGCGGCACGATCCTGAAGACGCTTGAGATTGCTTGCCATGTTTGGCCTGCTCCTTGTTGAGCCGGCCAACGCACGTCAATGCGGCGGCCGGCGGTTGTTCCCGCAAGCGCGCCGCGATCAAAAGTCGCTCGCACCGATCTCCGCGACGTCCATCGCGGAGCAATGTCTACTCTTGTAGCGTATCAAGCACGCGGAGTGCCGTGCAACCGAGTGCGAAGAAGAGTTGCCTGCAACTCCGCGACAGCGCCGTGCGCGTCGAACGGTTTGCTGCGATCTTCTTCGGCAGGCTTCGATTCTTCGGCCTGCTTCGGCGCTTCGCTCGCGATCTTTTCCTGCGGAATGATCCAGAGCTTGCAAAGTCCGTTAGCGTTGATGCTCCCCGAAACCAACTCGCACGCGCCGCCGCCTTCGTAGAAGACGCAGTTCGCGCAAGCGAGTCCTTGCGACTTGAACGGGCTGGCTTCCATGTAGTGCGCGCCGTCCGGCAGCTCCTGCGCGAACTGGCCGTTGGCTTCAACGACCATCTCGTAGGATTCGGCGAGGTCAAGGTTCGCCGCGGTCAGCGTGCCGGGGTATTCCTCCTCGCTCATGCCTTCTTCACCCTCGCCGACGTCGCGTTTGCCGCCTTCGCGCTCCATCTGGGCGACTTTGGCCTCGCTCCAACGCCATCCGGCGTCTCCGCCCCAGAGCATCCAGGCCGTGTAGCCGGGGGTTTCGCTGCCTTTCGCGCTCCAGCCGGCCCTCTTATCGACCTTGTGCCGGCGAAACCACGCCCGCATTTCACGAACGTGCGCTGGCGTAAGGGTGTCGCGAGAGGCGATTTTGTTCGCCCGAGCGACCGTTTCGGGCTTCAAACCATCGCCAGAACGGCCTTCTTCGTGCAATTTCAGCCCCCGGCGGGCCGCCGCAGCCATGCCGGCAGAGGGTTTCAGGTCAACAGACGGCTCCGCACGCTCTTCTTCGACCACGGCGGGCTGCTCGACACGCGGCTCTTCGCTGCGGCGGGTGATCCAGCTCACTGCGGTGTCTCCACCGGCCAGTTGCCACTCGATCCACGCCGGGGAGCCTGACCAGCCGGTTTCCTTGGCGACCAGGCACCGCTTGAACACTTCGCCGAGGTACGAAACCTCCTCGACGCTGATGATTTCGCGGTTCACGAGCCGCTCGGCCACGAACAGCAGCCGCTCTTCGATGCTTTCGCGATCCTTCGCCAGCTTGAGGCCGCGCTTCGCCGCGTTCGCCATCGTTTTGGTCGGTCGGAACTCCTCGCCGAGGGCCATTTCAATGGCTCGCCGGCTCACCACGACGCTCGAGGAGTCGTAGGCTGGCCGAACCACGGGGCCGACGTCTTCCAGAAGGCCGACGGCACGCACTTCACGCTTGCGGATGCCCCTCTGCGAGTCCGTTGACCACGCATCGCCGCCATCACGCTTGATCGCGAACGCGAAACTGCTGCCGACCACCGTCCGATCCTTCACCCACTCGACCACGTCGCGGCCGATGGAAGTGTTTTCGTTGGGCGTGATCTCATACCGAAGGCCGTAGGCGTCCTTCGTCAGCCGCATCGTGCCGTTGCCGGTGCGGCCCAGGAGCAGATTCCGGTCGTGATTGAACACGCCGATGACGTCTGGATTCTCCGCGAGCACCTCATCGAAGGCGTTCGGGTGGATCGTCTCCACGAACCCGCCGAGGTTGCGGCTCTCCATGTTGAACACCGCGGCGTAGCCCGTGATGACGGGCTTCTTGTCTTCGCGGTACTCGACCGTGGCGTCCGAAATGATCGTCCGGCGTTCGATTTCGTTGCTCATCCAGTCACCTGATTCGCGAGGTAGTTGTCCAAACCGATCTGTTCGATCACTTTGCGGATCGCTTCGATGTTCGCCATTGAGTCTTCGCTGCCGCGGAGGAGTTTCGTGAACAGCTTCGCCGAAACGGGGTCGCCGACCTTGTCGCAGGTCATGTACCCAGCCCGCTCGACCGCGGCGGCCTCTTGATCCGCACCGTAGTTGACATCCAGAATCGCCTCGAAGTCGTGCCGCGGCAGTTCGGGAGCCTCGTGATCCGGCGACGGCTGGACGTCGAAGAATTCCAACCGCTCAGACAGCTTCTTGACGTGTCCTCGTTCCTCCGCGGCGTAGGACGCCCACGTTTCGCCCAGTTTGGCGTAGCCCCAGCGCGTCAGATGCACGGCCTGGAGGTCGTACATCTCGGCCTGCGACCAATGGAGCGCAAGCGATGCCTGCAAAGCGTCTACAACACCATCAAGCGGTTGTGGCATCGGTATTCAGGTGCCTGTCGCACCAGCCCTCTGTGACCGTTTCGTACTTCTGCCCGCTGCGGTGACACTCCAAAAGGAGGCCGCGCGAGCGTTCAATCCACGATATCACGAATGATTCAATGTCGCGGCCGGTAGCGTTGGCGGCGTCACGCAGCTCGTCGCGCATCCGATCCGCGACCGCATCCAACCACTCAGCCAGTTTTTCCGGCTTGTTGCGCCGCTCGAGCACGCCGTCGGCCTCGACGGCCGCGAGCCGGCGAAGCGTTGTCTTGAACACGACCTCCGCCGCCGCGATGTCGCGGGCCGCCGGCTCCGGCGCTGCCTCGACGCCTGCGTCGGTCTGCCCCGGCACGGGATCGGCGGCCGGCGGGAGCACTTTCCCCGTCGGATTGTCGGTGGTGAAGTTCGACAAAAGCTGCATATTCACCTGCACGAACCGCTTTTTGCCCTCGCCGTTCGGCAGCGGGTTGTAGCCGATGGCCGCACGGACTTCATCGATGTCCAGGGCGCCGAGATTCGCCATCTCGCGAATGAACTGGCTCCGGGCGGCGTAGTCGCCGGCCATGAGTGCGTTCACGTCGAACTGGACGAAGTACGTCGCGTCGTCCACGACGAGGTCGCGGCGGCACGCTAGCTCCCACCGCCGGCACCAGGGGATCAACGAGAAAGTGACGAAGTCGATGGCCGACTGTTCGACCGTGTTGTAGCGCACGTTCGACAAATCGCCGATCAAGTGCGGTGGCACGCGGTAGATGCGGGCGATTTCTTCGATCTGATACCGCCTGGTTTCGATGAGCTGGGCGGTGTCGTTGCGAACCGGGTCTTCCTTCTTGTGAAATCCGAAGGGCATGACCACGGTTTTGTAAGCGTTGGCGGGGCCGGCGTGGGCCTCGTCCCATTGGGCCTTAAAGCGGGTGAGAGCCTCAGGCTTGTGAGGCTGATCGGTTTCGATGTACGTCCCCGCCTTGGCTCCGTTGCCAAAGAACGCCGACGAGTGCATCTCCGTCGCTCGAGCCAGGCCGATCGCGTCCCGCGAGATGACGGTGGGGACAAATCCTGTCACGCCCTCCGCCGAAAGCCATCTCATATGAAAAATTTCGTCCTGCCGATACTCCGTCACCTTCACTTCCGGCTGGATCGGCGTGGTCGGCTCGGTGTAGTAGTACCGCAGCTTGCCGTTGGAGAGGCGTTTGACCTCCATGCGGCTGGGGTGGAGCGGGATCAGCTCCGCGACGGCGCCCTTCTGACTGTTGCCCTTGATGAGGGCGTAGGCGTTGCCCCAGAGAAGGAGCCAAGACTGCATGAGTTCCTTGAACTCAAACGCCGTCATCCACGAGTTCGGCTGATAGGCCAGGATTTCGTTGAGGTGCTGGTCTTCGGCGATCTCCTTGCCGCCGCCGGGGATGCGACGGTAGACGTTCATCGGCAAGGCGGCCAATGATTCGGAGAGCACGCGGACGCAGGCAAGGACGGCGCTGCACTCCATCGCCGTTTCGGGGCTGACCGTCACGCCGGCGGAGGTGCGGCGGGTGTTGACGATCTCCTCGAAAATACGGGAGAGATTGCCGCGAAGCTCGATCAGATCAGCGACTTCTTCGTCTTCGGGTACTGCCACTTAGAACACCAGCAGTTGAGGTTCGTCTTCGGGACCGTGTTTTTCGGCGCTGGCGATGCCAAGAGCCATGATCAAGGCGACCGCGGCGTCGATTCGGGCCGTCGAGGCGCTGTGTTTCTTGCTCGGCTTGATGTTCCCGGCGTCATCGACCTTGATCTGCACGTTCGACATTTGCCACGTCAGCACGGGGTTGCCGGCGTGGCGGAGCTTTTTGCCGATGGTGAGTGTTTCCAGCAGCTTGCTGGGTGAACTCATCGACAAAAAACCCTGCCCAAACGGCTTTACATCAATACCTTCGGCCGTCAACTGCGTTGTCAGGTGGGTCGCGTTGTATCGATCAATCGCTACGGCGCGAACCTTGTTCTTCTCGCAAAACGAGAGAACGTAGTCCCTGACGGCGTCGTAATCGCAAATATCGCCTTCTGTTAGTGTAGCAAACCCCTCTTTGGCCCATTGGAGATACGGTACGCGATCGGTCTTCGACGCCTCCTCGGCGCGCTCCTCGGGGATGAAGACGTGCGCATGGATGTCGAACGTCCCGTCTTCGTCGGGCCAGACGGCGACGAAGGCGGTCGTGTCTTGAACCGACGCCAAGTCGATGCCGCAGTAGGCGAAGCGGCCTTCGGTGGGCCGCAGCGGGCCGGCGTTGGCCTCAAAGGCGCCGTGCCGGAGCCAGCGGGTCGTGGTTGATTGCCACTGATTCAAGTGCAGCGTCCGAAAAACCACTTCTTCGCTGGCCGACTGCTTGGCACGGGTCGCCATCTGGTGGAAGTAGTCGGGCTTCAGCGTGATCCCGTAGTTTGGATTGGCGATCCGCCACGTTTCCTCCACGAACGGGTCGGCCTCCGGCGGAGCCGCGTAGATGCAGGGCAGGAACGTGTCGTCCTTGAGCACGCCGTCGCGGATTTTCTCCGCTCGCTCCCAGTCCTTGTAGCAGGGACCAAGTTTGTCCGTCCCTGCGGTGGTGATGTAGATGGTCAGCGGCTGGCTTCTGGCACCCATGCCCGTCTCGAGCACATCGACCAGCTCGCGGTCTGGGAAGACGTGGTACTCATCGATAAGGCAGCACGACGGGTTGTAGCCGTGCTTCGTGCCGGCCTCGCTCGAAATGCAGATCATCGAGGAGTTCCGCTCGGGCAGCACGATGCTGTTGCGGTAAACCTTGCAGCGCTTCGACAACGCCGACGATTCCACGAACTGCTTCGCCGCGGTGTGGAGCAGGGCGGCTTGGCTGCGATCGCCGGCCGCGACGATCACTTCGGCCCCGATGTCATCGCAGAAGAGCATATAGAGGCCGATGGCCGCCGCGATGGCCGATTTTCCGTTCTTGCGCGGAATCGCGAGCAGGCTGGTGCGGTACTGGCGAAGCCCGTCGGCACGCTTCGTGTTGAAGAGCGTGTGCAGATACTCGTCCTGCCACGGCTCAAGGACGAACGGCATCCCAGCAAAGTCGCCGCGGGAGTGCTTCAAGAGGCCGATGAAGTCGCGAATATCGACCACTAGCCACGCTTTTTCAGCAACTCATCCATAGGGTCGAGCACGACCTTCTCGGCGTGATAGCCGAGCCTCGTGCGATCGGCGGGCGTCAAGCCCAGCACTGTTTCAAGCTGACGGAGCTGCTCGTGACAGTGATTGCTCTGCGCCTGCCACTTCGTTGGCCGGCAGAACCGCAGGGAACCGTCGGGGCCGAGGACTTCCCGCCAGCATTCTCCGCTCTTGGCAAGTTCCCGCTCGGCTTGCTGCCACTTGTCCCAGATGATCGCATATCTGGCGATGACCTGGAGGTCGGATTCGGCCAGCGTTCCCATCCGCTGCGTGTGTTCGCAGACTTGGGTGAACATGATCTGAGCGGCGGGACGCAGCCAGTCCGGGGCCGGCGGCAGGTCTGCCAGTGGAGTGCCAAGCTCCTCGCGGTAGTTGGCTTCCTTCGAGCCGCGAAGGGCCAGGATGTGCTTCGGAGTTGGGGCTGGGCCTTTTGCCATGCCATCAAGTATGGGCATTTGAGTGGTTGCCGAGCAAAGGAGTCGGCGATTTCACCAAACTGCCGATTCGCGAACAGCGAATTGGTAGTTCTGCCGCCCGCGTCCTCCTCTA